TAGATTGGTTGCATAGTATTGAATATGAAGATAAAACTGTCCCTATTAGTGAAAATATCATTTCTAGTTTGCCGGTGGGTATTGTCAGTGACTTTAACACGTTTGTACAAGAACAAAATAAAAAACTAACATCTAAGCCTATTATAAATTATACATCACCCTTTTCGAAGGATACAAGCAATTTATACATTTCACTTTTAGATGGTTCTATTATCAACACAATACGGTTATTTTTTGAGAGTGATCTACTCGATTTATACGAAACTGAATATTTCTTAATAAAAGATCATAATTTTTCACAGGATCTTTTTAATGTAAAATCCCCGGCCGAAATATTTGCATATATTTCTATAATTCAAAAGTATAAAGAAAAGGAGAGCAGTTCTACAGGCTCACCGGTTGGCGAAGAGTTATATACTGGCGATTCAATTGAAAATGAGGATTAGGGTGTAAGTATTTTATATGTTAGAAGAAGACGTATTACAAGAGCTTGAGAAGTTTTATATTAACAACCCAGTTAATGTGTGGATACCGAGCTTAAAAAGTGATGTAAATTTCCGGCCGATTTCTGTTGGTGAACAAAAATCTTTAATAGAATTGGAAAATGCCGGCGGTGCAAATAATTTAAATTATCTAGTTGAAGGTCCGAAGATATTAAATTCGCTTATCAAAAGTACATGTATTGATGAAAATAAATTTATTGAATTTACAACAATTGATCGTCCAAGTATATTATTACAACTAAAGCATAATACGAAAAGTTCCGTAATGCTACGAGTTGATGATGAGATGGTTGATGTTAATTTAACCCCATTTGTTAATAATTTAAGAACTAAGAAGCCTGGTAGTATGAAATGGGCTGATACTTTTTCTGTTGATAATTTTTTTGTGGAGCTGAGAGTACCCCCACTACATATTGATGAATTTTATAATGGGTATTTCTTATCACTATATACTGATATGGGCGATGTGGATATGAAAATTGCATCCGGTGATGCATTTTTCGCTGAAATATCCAAATACATTAGTAAAATAACTTTTGAAACTAGTAAAGGGCCTGCAGTTTTTCAGTTTACAGAGTTTTCAAAAGAATCCTTTACTAGGAATTTACAGCTACTAGAAAAACTACCGGCGAAGGTTGTTAGCAAAATATCAAACTATATCTCTAAGGTTAAAGACTATCAAATTAAGCTTCTAACAGAAAATATTGCTGTGAATGGTAAGAAGAGAAATGTCTTCTTAGATATTGACATCTCTTTCTTTACTACTCTCTAGACATTTATTCGGATAAATATATGTAGATGGCAGACGAATCTACAGATAATACGGGCTCAGTTCTTCAGGGTCAGGATATAATCTCCCAAATGTTACAAGCATTGGGTGGCGGTGTCGAGCAACTTCAAACTGCAATGGGTGAATCCCAAATACAACAAAATCAAGTTGTTACTATATCTCAAGAGTCAATACAAGATATTGAAGCTGCTATCGGACGAGCTGTAGGTCCTCTAGTACCGGCTCCTGCGCCGGTTGGTGTGGAAGCAGCTCCGGTGGCTGCCGTTCAAGCTGCCATTGCTCCGGAGCAAGCCGCTGACTCAATACCATCCGCTCAGGAAATAAAAACCGAGCCAGATGTGCTTGATGTAAATTTAGTAAGTTTGGGTGATGGAGCTGAGAGAGAATTCAGTACACTTTTTAGTGGTCTTTTTGATTTTGCCAAACCTTCTGGCAAGGCGGGGCCGGCTGGTGCATCTGCTGGTGGTGGTGGAGATAGTAAGGACATGCTCAGTAGCCTCGTCTCAAGTCTTGGTGGATTAATGGCTGGTGCAGGTGTTGGCATTGGTGCCGCCGGTGCGGGTGTCGGTTACGGTACCGGAAAAATATTAGAAGGTGGCGGCGGGCTTCTATCTGGAGCTGGTAAAGGTGTTGGTGGTATATTCAAGGGTGTCGGTGAAGGTATTGGCAGTATCTTTCATGGTCCGGCGGCTGCAGCACCTGCCCCGGCGGTGGGGGCTGGCGGTGGCGGTAGCGTAGGATTTAGTGGCTTTACCGGATCGGGAGCTATGCAATTCGCGTCCGCCATACAACTAGCTTTAGTTGGTTTGCATGAAACTGTTAAAAAATGTTGCCGGGCGAAAGAGGCAGCGAAGAAAAAACCGGAGAGTCCTGTGGCGCGCGCTAAAGAAAAGATTGCTGACGAAGAGATAGTTAGAGCTGAGAAGCAGATAGAAGTGATTGAGGCAACTCAACCATCACCGGCCATAGCCGCGGCCCAACCAGAAATCGAACCGGTAGATATTATCGAAGTTGGCGATGCTGGTGGACATGATGAACCAACAGAACAAAATCTTGTTGCAGGGGAAATGGGACATCAAACGGAAACTCGTGTTGAGAAGATTAGCGAAATTCAATTAACTGCCGATCATGTGAATTTAGAGGGGGAAGCTGCCAAACCAGAGGCCCCAGAAACCGTTCGAGCTGAAGCTCCAGCAAAGAAGGCCGCTGAGAAAAAAGAGCAAACAAATTTCTTCCAAAGATTTAATGATACATTTTTAAAGGAAACAACACAGAAGACGTCTGAAAAAGAAACAATTGTTAAGGCGCAAGCAGACCCCGGTACTCGAGAAGCTAGCAAAGAAAAGCTTGCAGAGCAAGCAGTTACTGTAGCAAAAGCTGAAACCAGTACAGCAACTGAACAAGAAACCAACCCCGATGAGGAGCCAGAAAAGAAGCAAAAATGGTATCAAAAAGGCCTCGCGGGTAAGGTTGGAAATGTAGTAGGATTGAATCAAGAAAAATCTTTTAGCGGGAATCTTTTATCAGAAGTAAAAGAGTTTGTTGGTATAAAAGAAGATAAAGAAGATGAGACAGATGAAGCAGAGGGTGCTGAGGGTATTGATAATGAGCGGCTTTTTGCATTATTAGAAAATATGGATACAAACATCGAAGGGCTGCGTGGAGAATTTCCTGAAGCCATAGCTTCTATACAAGCAAACAATATTACGTTAGGTGGTGGTGGTGGTGGTAATCCGAGTTCTGTAGGAGATAATTCCTCCCCATTAATGAGACAACGTGAGAAGAGTCGGCGATCTTAAATATTTAAAATATGTCAGTAACAAAACCGCAAATATTTACAATAGTAAAAGATAGCATTGCTGATCAGAATGCTACTTCTATTACAGGTAAACAGCAAGCTCCTGCCTTAATACCGACCGGAAGGGACAGCGCGGAAGACGCCTCTAAAAAACCGCTACTAATTGATGTTGTAAAAGATTTTCAATGGACGGCATCTCCTAGAGAGAGGTTAATAGTAGACGAGATGCCTAACATTATTTTCCGAGAGTATATGGTGGTAGGTAATGCCATCTTACAACAAGCAAAATACATGCTCGAATTTGGAACAAGTAATGCCATGATGGGAATGGCTGCCGGGGCTTCTGTAGGGTCGGTCCTCGGGCCGGCTGGAGCAGCCGCCGGTGCTGCGCTTGGTGGAGGTATTGGTGCGGTGCGAGGACTTATGAGCGGCGGCGGAGCATTTGGCGGCGGCCGCAAAGGCTATCTCGAACCGTATCAAGATTTGTATCAACTCAAAAGTACTGGCTTTGAATATAGATTCCCATTCATAGAAGAAAATTTCCGTACTATTCAGAATAACTGGGCTGGCCCGGAGGTGTCATCATCTACTGTTGGAAAAGCTTATAAGACTATTAAATCAAAAACGATGAATCTCGCGACCGATGCTGCTATGCTTTTCAATGAACCGAACGCATTTATTGAAGAAGCAAAACAATATCAGCATGATCGAGAAGGTAGTCCGTTCAGTATAAAATTTGCTCTATCTAATACTGGTACATATGATGATGTTATAAGAAATTGGCACTTAACATATCTATTATTATATCAAAATATGCCAAACAGATCTTCTAAAGTTCTGATAAGACCACCAGTAATATATGAAGTTGCAATACCTGGAATTATGTATCAGCCTCTTTGCTCAATGACTTCCGTAAATGTGCAGTACAAAGGTATGCAGCGAAAACAAAAGGTGATGATGTCTCAATTAGATCTCCCGTCAACTGGGAAGGTTGCCGGTGGTGGTGGGGGTAAGCCCTCGATCACGGGGATACAAACTATTGTCCCTGAAGCTTATGAAATTAATATATCTGTGACACCACTAGTAAAAGAAACACAAAATTTCTTATTCCATACGTTAACTAAAAACGACTCATTGTATGATATAACAGTAAGGGACTAATATGGGAAAAGAAGAATTATTTCAAACAAATAACGAAATCGATGATCTTTTCAGATTGAGTGATTTCAACTATGAAAATATATTCAACATGTACAAAACAGATGATGGTTTTTATGCATATAATATTTTAAAGACTGTTATTATTCCGGCTGATATGGCTCCACAAATGTACGATCTTGTATTAGTTAATAGGAAAATGTCATGGGCTTATTTAAGTTATCTAGAATATGGTACTATGAAATTGTGGTGGTTGATCTGTTTAGCTAATGGTATTAAAAACCCAACGCTATTTCCCGAGCAAGGTATCCGGTTGAAGATTATTAAAACAGATGTTATACCACTAATTCTTAAACAGATCCGAGAGTCGGCAGCATGAAGTTTCCAAAGCTATTTAAAAAGGCTACATCGTTAAAAGATAGCTCAGCTAAATTTAATGGTAATCATTATAAAGTAACCATCATGATGATGAATAGTGACGGTGATCCTATGCAGTTACCATGGAAATTTGTCCGCAGTTTAACTATAAATGATAATATTTTATCCCCTTTTCAATCTGGGATGATGATGATTGATAATCGTCTTAATACGTTAGAGCACTATCATATACCTATTATACTACCCGGGCAAACAGAAACAGACAGACCAGCCAGTTTTAAGTTTAATCATGATGGTTATGATTTAATGATGATTAAAATTAAGCCTGTTTTTAATATACCGCTTGTACCAGAAGGTATAAGTGATAGATTTTTTCCTCCGGAGGTTTGGGAGATGAGTTGCGTTTTTAATGTATATGAAGAAGATGAGTCGACCGCAGCCGGTACGGTTGATCGAAAATATAAGGTGTTATATCTTAGAGATTTTAAAGAACAAATATTATCACAGACAAATTTAACTTGGTCAACAGCAGACTTGCATAAAGAGCATGAGATCGCTGTTAAAGAAATAACACAATCATCTGACACTTTGCGATCTGTATATGGCGGGCCCTGTATAAAGGATATTATTAATAAAACATTTAAAGATAAAAAATTCTTATCTGAAACGATAACTAATAAATTTGAAGATGATTGGGAAGAAGGTGGCGTTAAAACATTCTATTCATCTCCGGCTAACAATACAGCTATTGATGATATTGAGTATGTTTTAGATCGCATGATTAGTGCGGATGACTTAGATAACTGCATTCTTAAATATGAGAGACATCATAAATGGTCACTTAGATCAATTACAAAATATTTTGATCGAGCTATTAAAAAAGGTTCAAAGAAGCCTGGAGACTTCCATCTAGATCTCTTTACAGTTGCTGATCAAGATGGCCCCGAATCACTAATTTCGGGACTTTTAGGGGGCAAAATAAAAGGTCTATCTAGAAACTCTTTTAACTTAAAACTAAATTTCCATAAATTTGCTGGTATATCTAATTATAGCTATGCAGGAATAACGACAAAGGATAGTGTAGAGGAGCTTATATCTACTCCAGTACATAATTATGATATAAGAACTAAAAAATTTGGCATGGATGTTGAAAAGCATCATGTTGATAAAATGAGTAAAGCGTTTCAAGAATTATATGCAGACAAAATGCATGGAGACAAACCAAAATTATTGTTCCCAAATTCTGATTCAAAGAAAAATAATGAAATTTTATATAACGCCTTCTCCTGGAGTCCCGATCCAACTAAAAGATTTTTAGCTGGAAGAAATAAATTTTTAAATAAATTATTTCATCTAAACAACAGTTTATCATTTGAGATAGACGGTTTAACATATAGAAGATCTGGTAGATTTATGAGTGTTGTATGTACGCAGAGTGTACCAGATGTACCTTTTCAAGATGTATTTCAAGGTGAATGGTTTATAACAAATGTAGTACATACATTCAATGGATCTACCTACAAAAATGAATTGACTTGTGTAAAACCTTATGCATATAAAAAAGTGTATGAAGACAAAGCACATGTTAGCAAAGCAAGTTTATTAAGGGGTATATAATAACATGGCGAAAACATTTAAAACAGTTAAAGAACTAACCGCCTTTCTTAAGAAAGTTAAATCCCCTAAACATTTGGCACCATCGCGGACAGGGGCGCCGTATTTAGTAGAAAATAATTATGCCAATACTGTAGATTTACATGTAGCTTCTACAAATTTTGTTTCTCTCGTGGATGATTTTGCTAATGAACTATCTACTTGCTTGGCATGGGATTTTACTCACGGTACTAATGACCCGATTATGAAGCAAGTTGAATTTTTTAAACAATTAAATGACGGTCAATATGTACCTACAGGTCCAACTGGTGGTAAAGATAAACTAGTAAGAAAGGATATTACCGTAGCAATTGATACAAAAATACGCTCAAATGAGAAAATTGCTTTTGATGAAGGTGGGGTTCCAGTAACACGGATTAAAAATAACTTACGGCAATATAAAATTATATCAATGATGCCTCCATATAATGATAGGTGGATTAATATAGAGAAAAAAATAATCAATGAAATTAAGCGCCGAACAAAATCTTTAAAATCCAAATACGGTTATAAAGATATGAAAAAAACTGGAGATGAATTTGTATTATTTTGGATAGAAAGATTTCGCGTTGCACATGATACAGTAAAGGCTGCAGTATTAGAACAGGTTCAAGAAAAGCATTGGTACCAACCACTATGTGATAGCATCGGGAGTATAATTAGAATGGATAGAAAGTTAGGATGGAATCTTTCATCGCTTGATATACCTCAAGATGATGTTACTTACTCAAAAAGTGTATCTCCTATATCGTATAGTCCTATTATAGGAGATAAAATTGATACTGTACATCAACGCATTTGTCAAGACTTCTCAGATAAGACAGCATATGTGTTTAGAGCTAATATGCGCATGACGAAAACAATAGGTGCACGATCAGATAAACCTCACGGGGAAGATCTCGTACCAGATTCTCTCCATTGGAAGAGAATGACCGGTGGAGGAGATCGCAGCCAAGTGCAAGCATTAAGAGGTAAGATTAATGATGCATTAGGAGATGTTAGTAGTGTATTAGCCTGGCTAAGAACAAGCATTAAAATGAATAATCAAATAGTAATGAATCCAAAAATTGAATATTCTATTGAAAATGCTGTAGTCAGAGTAGATGCATATAAAAATCTTATTAACCCCACCACAAAGAAAACTAGAACTAAATACGTAATAGGTACTGATATTAACCCACGTGGGTTAGGGACTGCTACTAACCCCAACAGTTAATGATTTGCGGAAATCTTCTGAAGTTGCATCCTCTGTTACATCAACATATCGGACTACTTTGGCATCATCTAATAATTTTTTGAGCAATTCCTCCCTTGTACTAGTAAAGGCTTCTGTTTTTGCTTTATGTTCAATTAATTCTTTCTTTTGATCAAGCTCTAGATTCTTAATCTTTAAGGTGGTGTCACTTCGTTTATCTTGTACTAAGATTTTATTCAGACTTTCTAGAGCTTTAGTAGATGCGGACATTAGATCAGAATATGCGGACACATCTTCCGGGTTTGGAGCCGCACTGATTAGTTCTTTATACTCTTGTATTGTGTCTAAGCATTCAACAATTAGTTGTGCGGCATTGTTAATTACAAATTGTTCTAGTTCCTCTTTAGGTAAATTGAATTGAGTTCCAACTTTGGTCACATTGTTAGTTAGTGCGGAAGCGTCCTTTAATTGATTAACTAGCGATTCTACTGTGTCGTCTTTTTCTGACATAAAAATACTTATAGATTTAAGTTGAAATAAAAACTGTTGATATTATACTTAGATAAATGAGATACCAATCTAATACAGGTAAATTTATATCTAAAACTGGGGTCATCATCAATCCTATTTTTAAATTTAAGAAGACTCACCCCGATGCACAATTGCCTACATGCTCAAGAGATTGCATTAATACAGGAGATACTGGATATGATTTAGTAGCAGTCGAAGACGTACAAATATCTCGCTATGGCATAGTGCCTGTTGGATTAACATTAGCATACGTACAGCCTGGTTTTTGGTTTAGAATTGAGCCTAGAAGTGGTCTAGGGTTTAAGCATCATATACAGCCGCATTTAGGCGTAATTGATAATGAATATCGAGGTGATTTAGGGGTTAAACTATATAACTTCGGTCATGAACCGTATTTTGTCAAGAAGGGTGATCGTGTTGCTCAAATGATCGCGTACCCGTTACTAAAGCCACAGATGGAGTGGGCGGATGAAGTTGAAGACACCTCGCGTGGATCATCTGGCTTCGGGAGCTCTGGTGAATAAAGCTTGACTTCCTCTTCATATTATAGGATAATATTACAAATGAAACGAACAAAACAACGTGTAAGTGTAAAACAACGTGGACGTACCACAATTCGAAAAACTGTAACTGTTACCAAGACAGTAAAGCCTCGTAAGAGAAAGTAATGGCGTTATTTGATAATCTTTGGGTTGAAAAATACCGACCGGGGAGATTGGAGGATATCGTCTTAACAGAAGAGAATAGACGAATCTTTAATGATATTCTCGAAGTTAAAGAAATACCTAATCTTCTATTTATTGGCCGGCCTGGTATCGGTAAAACTAGCTTAGCAAAAATTATTGTTAAGGATAGCTTACAATGCCAATATCTATATATCAATGCAAGTGATGAGAATGGTATTGAAACAATTAGATCCAAGGTAACAAATTTTTCAAAAACTAAAAGCATAGATGGTAAAATTAAAGTTATTATACTAGATGAGGTAGACGGCTTAACTCAAGATGCGCAACGGGCATTGCGTAACACTATGGAAGAGTATAGTGGGTTTACTAGGTTTATACTAACAGCTAATTACGGTCATAAAGTTATACCAGCTATTCAAAGTAGATGCCAGAGCTTTGACCTAAGTCCTCCTTTAGACTTGTGTAGAGAGAGAATACAACACATTCTCCACTGTGAGAAGATTACATGTGATGACCATCAAAAAGAATTGCTACAAAAACTAATTCGCGGAAATTATCCTGATCTAAGGCGAATTATTAATGAGCTGCAGAAATTCTGTAATGCAACACAGCAGCTAAAAATTACGAGTATCGATACAGAAAAATTTGCAGATCAGATTTTTGATTTAGTTCGAAAGGGTGCTGTGCTAAAGTTACGAAAAACAGTAATAGAAAGTGAAGAAAAATTCGGGAGTGATTATCCCAAGCTATTAAAAGATATGTTCGACTGTATAGAGCAGTCCGATATAAGTGACATCAAAAAGAAAGAGAGCTTATTAATTGTAGCGGATCACTTATATAAATCTGCATTTGTAGCAGATCAGGAAATTAACTTTTTTAGCTGTGTAATAGCTCTTTCAAAAATTACGGCATGTAATTAGCTGTATAAGATTTCGCAGCAGTTGCTCCCGGGAGCACAACATTTTCATCAGGCAATATCTTGTCTGGGTGATCAACACGTGTTTGTTTTACAGAGCCCATCGGGTCACCACCATCAACAATATCATCTGCCAAAGGCTCTATATGAGAGGTTGAATCACGTCTCTGATCATCTGGTACAGGGGCTGTAATATTATTACCTTCTAGCTCTATGCGTCTTACAAGATGTACCGGCACAGTAAAGAAGTTTGTATATCGACCGGGAGAAAGTTCCTCTACTAATTCAACGTATTGATAATCCGGGCTTTCTTGATTCCCTAAACCATTGTTTCCGTCACCGTAAAGGCCTCTGATGCCCGCTACTCTTAAGTGGTGGCCAGCTTCAGCAATTTCTCTAACTCTGTCTACTTGACCGCCAGATTGTCGTTTTACCCAGTCGTCACTACCCCAATTATCAACCAGCTCGACTAAATCTCCAACAAGAAATTCAGTTCTTTGATGGCGATGCAATGCATTTTCTACAATAAGATCAAATTTACTCTGTATGCTCATGTCTATATATATTTATTTAACAGCGTGTGGTTATTTATCGCTAATATGAAATTGGCGATCGACCATAAATACTTAATAGATGGCATCAATTAATCTAAAGACAATAAAGCCGGATGAAGATTTGTTCACTTTAGCTGAAGATCGCACCAAATCTCAGAAAGATGGGTGGAAATGGGTAGATCTTAAATTAGATCTATCGCTAGGTGATATTCTAACAAACGTACCTACAGATCAAAAAACACAAGCAATTGACGCCCAAGTCATTATGGATGAGGATGCAGTCCGGCAAGCTGTTAAAAATATCTTTAACACTATGCAAGGAGAAAAATTATTAAATCCGCTTATAGGATTAGATTTAAGACAATATTTATTTGATCCTATTTCTGAGACAACAGCAACGAGAATAGCAAATACGATAGTGGACGGTTTAGTCGATCAAGAGCCAAGAATATCTGTTAAAAACATTAAAATAGAAGGGGTTATTAGTGAAGAGTCATATTACATAAGCTTTGTAATCACATTCCCAGATCTTCCAGATACAGAAGTAACAGTAGACGGTAAGTTAACCTCATCTGGGTTTGCCTTAACATCAGAAAATAAGAGTTTTGAGTTATCATCAAAACGAGTAGCCAGAGACAGATATTGGAACTTTGATAAATAAAAATTTATGAATAAAATAGGTAAAAGGATTTATGGCAGATAATAATTTAACTGATTTTAAGCTACCAACTACGGGATACGCAACGTTTGATGCGACAAGCTTAAAGCGCTTGATTATTCAGAGGTTAAATGAGAATAAGGTTTTTACCGATCAAAATTTTGAAGGTAGTAATCTCTCGTCTATTATCGATATAATTGCATATAGTTATCACGTCTTATTATTCTACTTAAATCAAACTTCAACTGAATCTTTATTTTCAGAAGCACAGCTATATGAAAATATAAACCGGATTGTTAAATCGATTGATTATCATCCGGTTGGATTCCAGACTAGTAACTTAACTATGCAAATGGTTGGTTCGTCGAATTTACCAAAAGACACATATGTTATTCCTAGGTATTCATTTATAAAAGCCGGATCAGTTTCATATAACACAAAAGAAGATATTGTGTTTACCAAAACTTCTGATGGTATAGAAATTATATCAGATGTCGGCAATCACCATCTCTTATATGAAGGTTCATGGAAAGAATATCCTCGATACACAGCAATTGGAGAAGAGTTTGAAAATCTTACATTGCTGCCTGGCGAAACTACGATGATTGATCATTTTAATATTGACATATACATAAAAAATATATATTCAGGTAAGTGGAGACAATGGAAGCGGACCGACTCGTTATTCTTAAATGATGGTGATTCAGAAGTTTTTGAAGTCAGATTAAATGAGAATAAACACTATGAATTAAAATTCGGTAATAACATTACCGGGAAGAAACTAGACACAGGTGATATAGCAGCCATTTTTTATCTCCAAACAACTGGTGTCGCTGGTCAGGTAGGTGTTGCAACTATTGATAATCAAACAATGTCTTTTTATAATAATGTTAATTTCTTAGATGTTTTTAATGAAGTAAAAGATCAATATTCAATTTACTTAACAGAAACACAAGCCAAGAATTTAGCATGGACAAATATAAATGCATCTACAGATTTTTATATCGGAGAGACTGTAACAGATATTAAGAACCGTGCACCTAAGACATTTACTTCGCAGTATAGATTAATTAACGCAGAAGACTATGAAACATATTTAAAGAATAAATTCTCTAATATTCTACGTGATGTGAAGGTTGTTAACAATAAGGAATATATTGAAAAACATATTGCATATATGTTTACGGATTTAGAATTGAGTAAGCCTAATGCAGATGCTAATACTCTTTACAATCAATTGTTATTTGGTAATAGCTGTGATTTTAACAATATATACATATATGGTGTTCCGCGGATGGAAAAAAGCAATAGCTACGTGGTGCGAAATAATTATCTAACTGCTGCTCAAAAATCTGTTATAATTGATTCTTTAAGAAATAATAAGGTGTTAACAGCAGAACCAGTTATAGCTGACCCGGTATATATAGCAGTTGATATTGGAGCGGCACGCTCGGGTGAAGTAACGTCTGTCGGTATGTCTGATAAATCTCAATTACAGATTATAAGACATAAAGATTCACGCGTCAGTAAAGACAATATTAGAAAGCAAGCTGCAGAATTAATTAAAAAATACTTCAAGACATCTGAATTGGGAATGACTTTGAATTTTGCAAATGTTATTAATAATGTTACTAGCATAAATGGCGTGAAGTCTGTATATACAGTCCGGACAGATATTGAAAATGTGAGAATTGAAGGTATAAATTTTATTCTTTTTAATCCAGTTTATCCAGATGTTGATATTGAATCAAGCTCCTCAATAGTATCACTGCCCTTTTTTAAGTATCCATACTTAAATGATGCAGATAATTTCATAAACAAAATTGTTGTGCTTGATGAAGATTCAGCTGTCTACTAATAATGGCTACGACAACTCATGTAAAGAAAGAGATTCATGCCTTCCCCACAACCTTGTCGGGATATACTGGCATATCGCTACCTGACCCGTCTAATGTTCTCACTAATTTTAAATTTACAATTCAAAAAGAGTGGATTGTTTCTAAAGTATTTCAAACATTATGGCAAGAAGGATTTGAGACGGGACCGGTTCCATGGAGAAATCTATCTTGCTTTCATCACTCACATGTAAACAAATGCATATATGAGCCAGATTACTGGGCATGTGCTGAGCGACCAACTTATATATCTGTACGCTGTGGTGTGTGGGACGAGGCTTGGGGCGAATTACATCCAAATGGTGGTTATGCAAATTGGTTGTTTTACCCAAATTATTATCCAGATAAAGACGACCTTTTAGCAGGCTATGAAATAGAGATACAAGGTTACAGTAGTAGATATTCTCTCAAAATAAAGACGTATGATAAGCCTATTACTCCTGCAGCGATTGGCGATGAGTGGGGAGAGGTAGGTGGGTATGGTGGTGCTTCTATTTATCTTAGAGATCTTTTTATACCTCAAAGACAGCAGATTGGAAAGCACTATAGATTCTCTTTCTATACAAAAGCAGAAGCCAATCCCGGGTTAGTATATATGAGCTGCACTCAGGGGTTTGGTAAGAAAAGTAATAATATGTCTTATAAATTTACCCCTACAACAGAGTGGGTAAAACATGAGCATATTTTTGAAATGGATGAGGTCATGGACTGGCTGATAGTATATTCAGACACACCATATCAACAATTTCTTATTGACAATATTCTACTAGAAGAGGTTGAAGTAACCTTAGCTCACCCTTCGCGGCATATCTTATGGGATTTTGGTGATGGTACATTCGGTTCAGGTCTAACAGCAACTCATGTATATACCTGGCCAGGTATATATCCAATTAAAACAATTTTTTATGATCAGTATGGACGACCGCAAGAAAATACAGTAGTACCTACTGTCACTGTGTATAATGCTATGGATGATCAACTACGGTTAGATTACTCTATTCCAGATTTCACCACAGAAATTCCGGCAGGTGAACAGGGGTTTGATGCTTCTATCCCTCAATTCAGAACGTTAAGATACAGCACGTGGCAATCTTGGCCTAACTTATCTGGTAGTAATTATAGTTTATTTTTACATGCTTCAGGATCACTTTCTAATAGATTAAATGTTGGGAGATATTATGATGAAAAATGGTCTCATTTAGATCAAACATGGGCGTTTTATACTAGTGCAGTCGCCGCGGATGGTACTACAGATTGGATACCAGTATCTTCTGTTGATACAACTTCCACTCTATTATATAAAAGATGGCGATATGCAGATGAGACAAATCCAGATCCAGACAATTTAGTATTAAGAGACTGTGAGCGTACAGATATCGGAGCTTGTTTTGTTGGTACATCTGGGTATGCTGATTTTAAATATATTGATGATTTACCAAAACACAACTTCCCGGACTCCACTGACCCATCAGTTGAGTCTGATGAAGAACCTGTTGTTTTAATAGCATCATTAGATATGGAGCATTTTCCATCAGATCGAGAACCGTTTGTTAAGAAAGGTAGAGACTATAATTTAACAACAATGGGAGTGTCAGAGCCTCCAAAACTGACAATTCCTATTAAAACAGTACCGACCCCAGGGTGGGGTCTCTCAATTACGTCAACCGGTCAGCCGAATATGCCAATTGAGAAAATTAAATGGCAAGATACTGCAATACCTTTCTTTGTTAATACGCTCAATCAAAATGGTTATATTGTTGAAACATACCCACCGTTATCCGGATGTATCGGCTGTAGTACGTATGCACCCGGTATTATAAATGTTACTCTAGACAAATCTCCGGACCCAAATGCTGTTGGAGCAAATTGGTATTATGATACATATACTAATTTGCCTAGGCATATAAATAGCCGGTTGCATGGTTTTTTTGTGCCGTGGGGTACATCATATAATGATGACTTTACAGGAGCGACTCTATCCGCGACTACGTATATCATACATCCGTTAAGTTCATTAAGTGCAGTACATACAATGCCCAACCCTCACCGGTGCTACTATGTCTGGAATACACCTACTGAATCATCTGTAATAAAATTAATACACCACCCGTCTAATTTTGCGACAATGAGCATGCAGGGAGGGGCTGTTGAGTATAAGATGTCAGAAGCTTTATCCGGTGCACCGGGAATGCATTCCCTACCGGGAGAAGTGTTAGGTACTGTTACTGTTATTGACCAGTTTAATCAACAAAACCCTCAAACAACAACCTGGTTAGCTGATACCCGATTAAATCGCTTAACTAAACTTGATTCAAACGGAAATGTCGTACAGACAATCTCTGCTGATCAAGAAGTAAAACATACATGGTGTGATCCGTCGCCCGCGTCTATAGACATATCGCCCGAGCCCGAGCCATGGCAAGTAGGGCCGGGAAGGCAATTTGAGTCTCTGCCCGGTTGTACAGTTGGCTTATTAGGAATTGCGGTAGATAGGAAAAAAGATGTGTGGGTAACTGCACATGATGCCGGATATATAGCAAAATTTAATAGTGTTTCAGGCACATTAATGACAAGTATTAGTACCGCTGAATTAGAAATTGTTACTGGTACGACAAATCCTACAACTTCAACCGGATTTGTTTCAGCTGATGTTTTAGGGGGATTAAAGCCAACTGCTATTGATACAGATGTTGATAGTAATATTTGGGTATCATTTACTAACCCAACGAGTTGCTTTGTCCAGAAATTTAATGGTACTGACGGTCAGCCAATTTCTGATTTCAAATATGAATTTGCAAATGGTGAATTGCCTGTTGGGTTAGTTGTAGATTCTCACAATGATTTGTTTGTAATAACTAATTTTTGGAATGAAGAGACCCCTATTCAATCAACAGTTATTGAAAAAGTATCAGCATTTAGAGGAGTAGATACAGCATATAACCCTGCTCTGACAGGTATGAAGGCGATGCCGGATCATACAACTATGTACTTTGGGTATGCATTATCGGCATCACCGGCTGATGGGTCTAATACTATAGGTGAAGCTGATCCTACAGCGTTACAGCTTCGCGGATATGGGGCTTTTTATATCGATGGGTTCGATTACTATAGAGAAACTATAGGTATAACAGGTACAAATTGTGATGCTGTATATAATGGGTGGGGCTGGGCTAGATTTGATACTCGTGATATTGAATATAGTGAAGTAACTTATGGGCTGTTCAATCTCTCAGCTACTGACATTGATACGCTGTATCAAGCTAGTCACGGTAGAACAGAACATCAGCCTGTATGTTTTCATTTAGCAGCACCGGCCGGGGCGAATACAACATCAACATATTATGTTAGTACTGACGGTGTTAATTTAATTAGGTTGCATACAGGCGCTCCAGTATTATCTTCTAATGTATTACCCCTATCTGGGCCCGTTGGTAATTATGAAATATATGGTTGTGATAAAGTAAAGAATAATATACTGTTTTTAAATCCTCATGTAACACGGCGATACCCGAGAGATTGTCCGCGGCAATATAGTGATTATGTTAAATCAGAAAAAGATAACTTAACTTTAAAATGGCATCAGGGCGGGCATCTTTATAAGTTTGACGGGGCTGATGGATCTTTGATGTGGACTACATCCGGGCTGTATGCACCATCTCACATAACAGTTGATAAGAATCAAAATATTTGGGTATCAGATGGTCAGGATAGATTGTTAGGCTTCACTAATCGGCTGGGTGATATGTTTGCAGATGTACAAGGTGGAGATACATATAATGTTCTTGATGAGTATGATGCTTCTGGGCGTGTATCACCAACATGCCTAGCTGGGTGCGGTACAAATGTAGTACCTAGCGGTATTGATTACCGCCCGGTTGATCAATACATTACTGGATTGGCTTGTGACTTAGACAATAGAGTGATCGCTCTTAATAATAAGGAGGGTAGAGTTTATTATCTTCAAGTGGATGGTGTAGATGCGAGCTTACTGAGTATGCAGTCTCTTGATGCATTTCCGCCGGGCAGAAGGATTGCTAATACACCTTCCCAAGTCCTAATAGCTGCTCAGCAGCAAGCGAGCAATCCGGGTGGTATACAAGCGTATGGAGACTTTACAGGGTTTAATTGGTTTAACAAATATCAATATTATCCTGAAGTAAGGCGACTTGGAACTTCAGTAACGTTTAATGTATTTCCGTCTGGTGGATATTATGGAATTAATAAATTTAATGAAGATTATGATGCTATCGAAACTATAAAATCATACCGGCAGCAAGATAACTTATTTGAAGCTGAATCATTTTTTAATAATTTTTACGGTGAAATTGTTGGTGATGCGGACTCTGATCCAACTGAAGTTGGAAAGACGACTTACGAAAAAATTGCGAACTTCCTAGCAAATCACAAAGATATTGACACGTGTGATGTCAACGCACTATATTCATATTGTGATCAGTTTAATGTACCTATTGCAAACTTTAATTTTGCTTATCCGGCTCAATTGAAGAGAATTATGAATATTGGTTCTATTAAACATAAAAAATTATGGGGCGCTAGAGATCAATTTGCAGAGAATTTTGATTTAGATTATGGAGCCGGTGATCTAAAACCGTCTAATCTAGGGGCAAAAATTCCGGTATCTGCTGCGGTGAGTACACATATGCTAACTGCTGGAGAACCTGTTGTAGCTAGGCAGATGTTTAATAATGAATTTAGATTAATTACACCAATGATAATAGATAATCAGACTACTTTTGGGTCTGGGTTATATCAAACTTCAGCATATCCATTGAGTACATATCCATTGAGTTCTTACAGCAACCGGTGGGGGTGGAATATTGATCCGGATGCCGTTGATCAGTCTGTATCAGGTGTTGAGATAGTAAATTATTTTGATTTTTATGAATATGTTCCAGGGTATGATGGCACTCAATTAGAAGGAGTTATTGATTGGAGTAACGCTGGATCTAATGTTACTGAAACATTATCTAGTCTTAGTGCATGGGCAGGGCATCACGGTATGCTAGAAAATATGATTGATCATTCATTGAGAATGGGTACTCAGTCATTTGCAGATGCAAAATTGGGCGGTGCCATACCAACATCAGTTAATACCAGTAACTTAGCTGAACCAACACAAACATTGAATGTAACAATACCAAACAATACAAATGTGTTTACGATAAATGGTAAGACGCGTCCGACAATATATTTACAGAAAGGTAATATGTATCAGTTCGTTACTGATGCTACTACTACATTTGAGCCATTTAGATTCTTCTCCGAACCGGATGATGTAAGTAAACAAGTAACTGATGGAGTTACTTTAACTAATGATGCGGCCGGGGCCGGTGGTATATTAACCATAGTTCCAACACCTCAAACTCCAGATATGTTATACTATGGCTCATTAAGTGGTACAAATTACGGATTTGCGGTTGTATTTATATAAACAAGTTGTTAAATAATCTTAAGCATGGGAAGTAAACAAACAAAAGGCGGTTGGAAAGAGGGAATTTTTGGCACCGGTGTGATGAACTACATCGCAAACCGGATGCCTTATTCCAACACGGCTGTTATTGATAACATCTTAGAAGTAAATCCTAAGTTTAGAGAATTCTATGGAGCTGGTACAGAGCGGGATGAAGCGATAGTTCGACATTCTATTTCATCAGCAAACCCAGTTCTTGGAACTAATGACCCGGTTGGTGGTATTACTATTGATAGGCATTATCAACAAATAATGTATGCTAATGTCGAGTATAATAAGATTAAACGTTTACGGGATTATAGAGTTATGGGTGCTTTTGCTGAGGTGGCCGACGCGTTAGATGAAATATGTGATGAGAGTATCAATCAGGATGATGAAGGTACGCTGATGAAGTTAGATATAGATCAAGATGATATCGACGACATTCAACAAACAGAAATAGAAAAAGAATTCAAAAAATTTGTAAAGCATTACCAGATAGAGGAAAAGGGATGGGAATATTTTAGACAGTTGTTAGTAGATGGTGAATTATTCTTTGAGCATATTATTCATAAAGACCATCCGGATAAAGGAATTCTAGGAGTTTTGCAAATCCCGGCGGATGTAGTTGATCCAATATATGATAATGTTCAAAACTTATTAATTAAGGGATTTATATTAAGAAAACCGAAGTTGGATAATAAACCAAGACCGGCGCAAATGAGCAATGAAAATAAGGATAACGAGAATCCTACAATGTCTTCTGAGCAAACAAAGGTTGAGTTAGTACCATTAGATAAAAATCAAGTTACTTATATACATAGTAATATTTGGAATGAAACAAGAACTTTAAGGATACCATTCATTGAAAATGCGAGAAGAGCTTACAAGCAATTATCGTTAACAGAAGATTCTATTGTAATTTATAGACTAGTTCGAGCTCCGGAGCGTTTAGTTTTTAACGTCGATGTCGGTAATATGCCGCCACCTAAAGCAGAAGCTTATCTCAAAAAGCTTATGCAAAATTATTGGTCGCGTAAAACATTTGATTCCAGTCAGGGCCGTACCATAAATGCATTTAATCCTCAATCTATGCTAGATAGTTTTTGGTTTGCTAAGAGAGCAGGTAGTGATGGTACATCTGTTATTTCTCTACCAGGCGGGCAAAATCTTGGTGAGATAACAGACCTTTTATACTTTGTTAAAAAATTATACAAATCTCTTAAAGTACCAACAAACCGGATTGATCCAGAATCATCATTCAGAGATGGTTTAGATGTTCTTAGAGAAGAATTAAAATTTGCTAAGTTTATTATTCGTATTCAACAAACATTTGCAAACGGCTTAAAAGATGCTTTCATTACCCATCTTAAGCTAAGGGAATTTTGGAGTGAATATAAGTTAAAAGACACAGCACTTTCAGTAACTTTCCACCCCCCGACTAATTTCTTTGAAATGAGAGAGTCTCAGAAATTAGAATTAAAAGCAGCTAACTTCAATAATCTGGCTGCTAATGAATATATTTCAACATCTTACGCTCAGAAGAAGTGGTTGGACTGGAGTGATGTGCAGATTAAAGCTAACAGAGAGTGGATGCGTAAGGATGCGGCTTTAATGTGGGAGATATCTCAAATAACAGCTATGGGTCCGGATTGGAAAGCAGCAATGGCGGAACAACAAGCTGGCGCTGAAGGTGCTGAGGGTATGGAACCTGGTGGAGGCATGCCAATGGGCGGTGGCGCCGGTGGGGCGCCACCTGCCTTTGGACCACCGCCAGGTGGCGGACCTGCTGGTGAAGCGGAAATTGCACCACCAGGCGGGGAATTACCGGCATCGCCAGATTTAGGCGGGGCGGGGCCTCCGCCAGCATAAATAATTAAAATGGCGACAGAGGTCCAACCAGTAAGTGCTTTCTATAGCACAAATATAAATCAGCGAATTACGAGTTTCTCGCTACTTGCGGACAGAATATCGCACTCTTTAGGATACCCGTTAGTTGATGTTGATGCTCATGCTAATCAGGTTAACGAATTTATCAGTATTAGCTGTGAAATGTTTTCAAAATACGCTGGGTATACACAAGAGTTTTTGGTATTTGATTCAAAATTATATGAACCAAAGAAGGGTGTAAACCTACAAACCTTATTTAGTTCTACGCCAGGCTTATCATCATATTACGGAGGTGTATCAGGCGGTCATGATGATATGCTAAATGATACAAGAAGAGTAATTGACGTATTTGAATTTCAAGAAGGATCCACATCTGGTGTTAATACTCTCTTTACTATTGAGCAATCTTTAGCACAGCAAACATATTTTAGTTATTCGATGGGTAATTATGGCTTTGATTTAATAAGTTGGTATACATTAAAAAATTGGTTAGAGACGAGAGAGAAGATGCTGGCTATTAGAAGGACATTTGAATTTCGTGAATATACACAATACTTGACCATCTGGCCCGAGCCGATTAATCGGCAAACGTTTTGGGGAGTTGTTGGTTGTTATGTGGAGAAACCTCTAAAAGAGATTGTTAAAGAGCTATGGGTATATCAATATGCATTAGCGCTAACAAAAATCGCGATTGCTCATACACGTGGTAAGTTTGGTGGCGTTGCCCTGTTCGGTGGCGGTACTCTTAACTATGCTGATATGTTAAGCCAAGGACAGACTGAGAAAGATAAACTCGAAGAAATGATGTTTACCGGTGCATCTCCTGGATTTGGCGATGCAGAGCCAGCAATGTTCTTTATAGGGTGATAGTCTCCCATAAATACAAATTCATATTCTGGAAGCCGTATAAAGTTGCTGGTTCAAGTATTATACAAGCACTTGGTAAACAATGCGGTGAAGATGATATAGTAGGCTCACCTCACGAATTAGAAGGGTTACCCGATTATTCAAAAAACATGCCTACTATAACCGGGCGGCGATTACCGTTAGCATCCGCTGCCATACCGTATATGATTCGAAGTGCTGTAGGAGCAGAAGTATTTGATTCTTATTTTAAATTTACCATAGTTCGCAACCCGTGGGATTGTACAGTTTCAGAATATTGGAATTATTGGGTACATGATCAGCTACCATCAGTTGATCCTCCAGCTCCGGATATTACTAATCAAGATTTTCTAGATCATTTTAACTTCGGAGTTCGACCCATGGCAAATTCAAGATACAAAAACAGAAGAATCTTTTGCCGCAATAGAAGATATTGGTGTGCCTGGCAACCAGATTATTTTTTAAAATTTGAAAAATTAAATGAAGGCTATCAATATATCTGTAATAAATTTGATATTCCTGTTGAGCCGCTACCACATATGAAGAAACAGTATAGAAGAGATACGTCTCATTACTCAAAGTATTATACTAAAGAAACTAGAGGTATTGTTGAGAGTCACTATAGGGATATTATTAAAACATGTAAATATACATATGAGGAAAAGGAAGGGATATAAGCAAGGAATATATTATCCCCGACACTTAGAGAAGTATGTTGGTACACAACCAATTATATACCGGTCCGGATGGGAATTAAAGTTTTTTCGATGGTGTGATGTGACCGAAAATGTATTAGAGTGGACTAGTGAATCCATAGTCATACCGTACGTCAGTCCGTTAGACGGTCGCGCTCATCGATACTATGTTGATAATTCTGTTGTTATTAAAGAGGGTAACAAAATACAAAAATATTTGGTTGAAATTAAACCAAAAAAACAAACCATGCCACCAGTGTTTTCAAAGCGTAAAAAGCGCTCAACAGTATTATATGAATCCCAGATGTATGTAAGAAATCAGGCTAAATGGAAAGCTGCCAAGGAATGGTGTAGAAAAAAGAACTATAAGTTCTTAATTATTACAGAGGAGGAATTATTTTGAATGCAGGAAGTCTAACAATTAAAGATAAAACAATAAATGTTGAAATTACAAGCGGTATAAATGAAGCGTTTGCAGGTCTAATGGGAAGAGGGTATCTAAGAAAAAATCAAGGAATGCTTTTCGTGGTAGATGAAGATGAAGACGCGCATGAGTTTGGCTCCATTTCAATGGGGGGTGTAACTTTTCCCCTATCAATAGCATATATAGATAGAGATTGGACAATATTAAAAATTTTTGATATGGAGCCGGGTGATAAAGATCATAGAATTGAATTTACATCAGTCAGTAATTCAACTACTAAGGTGGATGCAGCCTGCCCGGTCAAATATATTCTGGAAACGAACCAAGGTTGGTTTGATCGACATGATATAGAAATTGGGTCAGCGTTCGACATTAGTTAATACTTTGACTAATATACACGTCTAAATGGCTTAAATATTTGAAATGTCGTATAAACTGTTAGTGGACGCAGCAGATCCCGAAAGCTTTGAATATATAGTAGCAGAGCAAAATAAAAATGAGGAGCGTCGGTTGTACATCAAAGGGCCTATGATTATGGCTGAAGATGTAAACAAGAATGATAGAATCTACCCAATTAAAGAAGTTATACGTGAGGTTGCTAGATATACAGAAGAAATGATTGAGCATAAGCGTGCAATGGGCGAGTTAAATCACCCTCAAAGTGCTGAAGTTGATCTGGAGAGAGCGTGCCATGTTATTCAAGAACTTGTACAAGAAGGTAATGTTTGGATTGGTAAATCAAAAATATTAAGAACGCCTGTAGGAAAAATTGTTGAGAATCTTATATTAGATGGTATTAAAGTGGGTATGTCTACTCGCTCATTAGGTAAGCTTGAACCCATTACTTCTTCTTCGGATACCGACAAAACAGTAAGCAGAGTTTCAGAAATGAAATTAATTGCTATTGATTGTGTAGCTGATCCTAGTTGCCCAGAGGCGTTTGTAAATGGTATTCTGGAGAGTAAGCAATGGACATTAAACAATTTTGGGCAATATGAAGAGTGTTTTGGAAATTTCGAAAAGGGACTGGCAAATCTACCTAAGAAAGATGTAGATAGTTATCTAAAAAACCATATTCTTGAATTTATTAATCAGATTAAATAGCTATAACCATAAATAATAGTAACCAACATGGCTAAAAGAAAAAAGCAATTAAATGAAACTGCACCTGGTACTCCTAAGTCTCACGGTCTCGATAAAATTCCGGACAGGTATCCCAAGGGCAAAGAGCCGCAATGGGTGATAGACGCGCGGGCGGAAGCTAAGGCAAAAAAGGATAAGGATAAGGATAATAAGGATAAGGATAATAAGGATAAGGATACGGATACGGAAAAGGTAGATGAAGCGGGAACATCGTCATGGACACCGGCATCTGAAACTCCAAGACAGAAGCGCGCACGACAAAAGCTTGAGAAGAAGGAAAAAGACGACAAGGCAAAAAAGAAAGACAAGGATCCAAAAGAATCAGTCAATACCGCTAGGTTTTTGGGAGCTTTAACTCAGAAAAATTATGCTGAGGCTAATAAATATTTACGAGCAGTTGTTAATAGTAAACTAGTAAAGGTTATAAAACAATCTCAACAGGAAAATTAATATGTCAGAACAAATAACACAAAAGTTAAAGGAGTTTACTAAAGATCTTCTTTCTGAAGAGTCATTAAGTGAGATCAGCGCGGCTATTGAAGAGGCTGTTGTGGCGCGCGCGAAACTTCAAGTTGAAGCTGCGTTAGTTACACAAGATGAAGATCATGCTAATAAAGTAGGTATCCTGCTCGAAGCGATTGATCAAGACCATACTAATAAGTTAGAGAAATTAGTTGAAGCTATTGACATTAATCATGTTGATAAGTTAAAAAATATTATCAGTAAGTATGAAGTAATTTTAAGTGAAGAAGCAAAACAATTTAAGAATGAGATGATTAGTACGGTTAGTAATTATCTTGATCTGTATTTAGAGCAGTCAGTACCAATAGACTCTATTAAGGAAGCTGCTGCTAATAAGAAAGCGAGAATCATGCTACACTCTCTTAGAGATAAACTTGGTGTTGATATGGCAATTGCTAATGAATCTATCAAATCAGCAATTGTTGATGGTAAGAAGCAAATTGATGAGGCTGCCTTTTATGCATCCAAGACACAAAAGAGAAATCAAAATCTTGTAAGTGAATTACATGAAACGCGCGCGCAGTTGTTGCTAGAGAAAAAATGTACGGGCCTGTCAGCGCAAAAGAAGCGACATTTAGCTAGAGTCCTAGGTGATAAGGATGAGAAGTTTATTTTAGAGAATTTTGATTATACAGTCAGTCTTTTCGAGAGAGGGGAAGAAGAGACTACTAAAGTGTTGAAGGAGCAAGTCCTCTTAACACATAAACCAGCTGATAGGCCAGAGCCAGAATTACTTGAGGAAAATGCTCAGCCTAACGCCGATGGAGAATTTGAAACTCCATGGCGGGACTCATACATGAGTGAGCTTGAGAGATTTTAATTTTGTTGAGGTAGATTAGTTGTCTACCTATCTTCATCGTAAAGGAAACGAAAAATAATATGCAAAAGCAAATTAAACCATCGGAATCATATATTGATGAGAGTCGAGCTCGCTCACTAGTCGAGAAGTGGAGTCCTGTATTGGATTACTCTTCGAAGAATGTGGCCGAGATCGAAGATGACAATACCCGCCTAAATACGGCTATTCTTCTAGAGAATCAAGAGCAGTGGTGCTTAACTGAGGCTCAGAATAGTGCTGGTGAAGTGGGTGGAGGCAACAGTGTGTTCGGTTCACACCAAGGTACAGCAGGTGCTTACAGTGGTGACCGTTACGCATCTGGAGACGCTCGTCTTCCCAAGATTCTTATCCCAATGATTCGCAGAACATTCCCTGAGTTGATCACTAACGAAATCGTTGGTGTCCAACCCATGAGTGGTCCAGTTGGGTTAGCTTTCGCGTTGCGCTATCGGTACGAGTCTGATTCGTTAGGTGCGGATGGTATTGATGGGAAGAAATTCACATCAACCAATCGCCCTGAAGCGGATGCAGCGGATGAGAAGGAAATCGGTTACCAAGACTTGGATACTCGGTTCACTGGAACATCCTCAGCCCAACTAAGCGGAAGCACTGACTTCGCTATGATGGGTCAGGATCAAGGTGTTGCTGAGTTACTCAAGAATTATGAGTTAACTGGTAAAATCCCTCAAGTCGTCGTACAATTCGAGAAAACAGCTGTTGAAGCTGGTACTCGAAGGTTAGCAGCCCGTTGGAGCGTCGAGCTCGAGCAGGACCTTAAGAACATGAATGGTATCGACGTGGATACCGAACTCACAAATGCAATGTCTTATGAATTGCAGGCTGAGATCGACCGCGAAATGATCATTCGTATGATTCAGGTTGCGCTTAATGCCGGCACCAAGGGCGTAAGCACGTGGACCCCAGCTTCGGCTGATGGTCGCTGGCTTGCAGAGAGAAATCGTGACTTCTACCAAAAGTTGATTGTTGAAGCGAATCGGATTGCCATCCGGAACAGACGCGGAGCAGCTAACTTCATCGTGTGCACGCCACGTGTGGCTGCCATCTTGGAGATGTTGCCCGAGTTCCAATGGATGCCAGTTAACGGTAACGTGAATACTCAACCAGTCGGAATTGCCAAAGTTGGTAATCTCGGAGGTAGATTTAATGTTTATCGTGATACAAGAACTGAAGCCCAGTTTGAAAACGCACTTCGCGGTGCTCGTCTAGAGTACGCGTTGTTGGGTTACAAAGGGCCTGAGTTCTATGACACGGGAATCATTTATTGTCCGTATATCCCTGTAATGGTACAGCGTACTATTGGACCGAACGACTTCTCACCTCGCGTGGGCTTGTTGACTCGTTACGGCGTCGTAGACAACATATTTGGAGCAGACCTATATTATCATGTGATAATTGTCAAGGATCTGTCCCCAGATACGTTCGAGCGCTCGTCAGCTAACGTCAGCTACCTCTAAGCGACAGAGAACAGTTCGCAATAAACTCAACCCCGACTTCGGTCGGGGTTTTTTTTGTCTACCTTACATCCCAGCTCAATCATGGCGATGATCCACTTTTCCATGCCCCGCTTAGTGACTCGCACTCTGCCATTGGATTTCTTGTATAATTCTACAAAATCTTGGTCGTAGTCGCATTCAAGGATTAGGCTCCCGTCTTTCTGTGGTCGCTCTTCTATGATCTCAAACTTCATAATTAGTAACCTAGCCGCAGGATATTACCCGAGAGCGCTTTCCATCAACTCTCAGTGCCTATTACCGGTGGGTTAGCGGTTACGGCTAGGTTAAATTTAATCCCACAAATTCAAATAATATTTAGCAAACAAATCCAACCCTTCTTGGACTCTCTCGCTATGCTTCTCGCATGGTGTCCAATCAAATCCTCTATCGTCTAAGCCCTCGTATCCAACGCTACCGTCACTGTAGGTAGTTTTCTTGTGTCTTGGGTCATAGTCCTTAGGCTCAATTGGGCTAACCGTGTCTTCCCAATGCTCAAATGACCAAATCATTTTATCTAAAGTTTTCTCCCATTTACGCACAGCCCTGTCCATAGCAAGGTCTCGGTCTTTCTCGGACAATTCGTAGTCAGTACTGTGATCGTAATCCTTTTCAAACATCTCGCTAGGACAGCCATTGAGATTATTCCGGAAGTGCTTCAAGCGGGGCACAACTATCTTTGAGTGCCAACTATGAAAATTCCACGCCTCCTCGTGTGGGAAGCCCGTTTGCCAAGTCTGTCGCTTTTGACGCCACCAGTACTCGACCGCTTCATACTTCCATTTGAATCGCCACCAAACTCTTTGATACAAAGAAATTTTTGATCTCTCGCAAATATCTTCCATGAATCGTCCAACGATTTCTTCTTTTACTATTGTCCTTTTTTTACTCATTTAATTATTTTCTATCTTACTAAGGCTAAATTTTTTCATTAGCTTGGATACGCCGATTATTTCTATCCCGACTTGAGTGTTTAATTCGTCAGTGTCTATCGTCACCATATTTGACCCGTCTTGATAAACTAATACCGTTCCTATTCGTCCCTGCGGAGGGGCAACGTAAATATACATCGCATCTGCTTCTTCGTC